GGCGTATGAACCGGGTGAGCAACCCGAGTCAAAAGAAAAACAAGACTTCTTCGATAAAAGATATAAAGAGGCTATGGATAGACTTTATCCATATCGAGGAAATGTTTTTATTAATAGAAAAACTTCTATGGAAGCCTTAAGAGAAATTACTGATGGTAGTCTTGATTTTGTATATATAGATGGTAATCATGACTTTCTTAATGTAACTCAAGATATGCACTATTGGTTGAAAAAAGTGCGTCCCGGAGGTATATTGGCAGGTCACGATTACGTCCGCTATCCTAGCAGGAAGTTTAACCACGTACAAAAAGTTGTTAACGCTTATACAACAGCTTATCACTTACTCCCGGTGTTTTTAGTGACGCCAACAGATAAGGGAATGAAAAGAGACAGATTTAGAAGTTGGTTCCTTATTAAGCCATGAGCCCGATAATCATACCTAATTTCAGTCGAAGAAATGAATTTATCCAGATTCTTGCCGAGCGTGAGGCTAAGATTGGTGTTGAGGTGGGGACAGACCGTGGAGTATATGCGAAGCAACTATGTGAAGGGATACCAGGATTAAAGCTCTATTGTGTCGATCCTTGGGTAGCCTATACAGAAGGAAATGACGTTCATGATCAAAATAAAATGGAACAAATATATAAAGAAGCATATGACAGAGTAGTTAACCGCGGTGGAACTCTTATTAGAGAAACAAGCACAGATGCCGTAGAAGGTTTTGAAGATAATGAATTAGATTTTGTTTTTATCGATGGCAATCACTCCTATGAGAACGTTTTAGAAGACATCACTGAATGGACAAAGAAAGTTAAACCGGGAGGAATTGTAGCAGGGCATGACTTCGTAAAAGATGATATTAATGGTTATGGCGTAATTGAAGCTGTCATTAAATATACTACAGATAATCACATCGCTCCGTGGTTTGTATTTGAAAAGAAAGGGTTAGTTCCATGTTTTATGTTCTTTAAACAATGATTAGTATATTTGCAAAACCACCGTTTATGATGAGACACCTTCAAAGAGTGTCCAGTACAATTCGTGGAGAACAAATCGCCGCATATATGGGCAATGCAAGGTTAAATCCTACAGATGGATTTGAAGATGATGTTTGTATTTATGTGAAGCCTAATATCAAGCCGGGGAATGATTTTAAGTTTGAAAAGAACTCATACATCGATATCCACGAGGCATGGGATTTAGTGCCTACACTTCAAAAGTATCCAGAAGTCGGAGTAATTGCCTTTTCAGATTTAGATGTACAAACCCTATCAAAAGTACTCAAGAATAAAATTGTCCTAATCCCTCATCATCATTGTAATTTTGAGCGAGTTAAGAGAGAAAGAACAGAAATTAAGAAGGTAGGATTTACAGGGTCACAAGAAGCGTTTAATTATGTTCCTGATGTCATAAAAAACGGTCTGAAAGAGAGAGGCATTGAATTAGCTTTTCACTCAATCTTTTATCCAAGAGATGCTGTAGTCAGATTTCATCATAGTTTAGACGTACATCTTGTATGGAGGCCTTGGTTAGACAGAAAGCTCTCCTGTCCATTAAAAATAGTTAATGCCGCATCTTTTGGTGTACCGACAATAGCACTTGATGAACCATCATTTAAAGAAGTTGAAGGGTGTTATATCGGTGTTACAACACCAGAAGAATGGCTAAAAGCTTTTGATAAGCTGAGAGATCACCCAGAACTATATAAAACTATGTCAGAGACATGTTTAGAGACAGCAGAGAAATATCATATAGATAAGATTTCTAAATTATATGAAAAGTTATAAAACAGGAATTATTTTTGGAGCTTTTGACCTTCTACACGCTGGTCATATTCATTTATTTAAACAAGCTAAAAGGTACTGTGACTATTTAATAATTGGACTTCATGTAGATCCAAGTGTAGAAAGAGATACTAAAAATAAACCGATCGAAAGTATTGTAGCTCGTACTATTCGACTTGAAGGCTGTAAGTATGTTAATAAAATTGTTGTTTATCAAACAGAAGCTGAATTATCAATTCTACTTAAATATTTAAAACCTGATGTACGATTTTTAGGTTCAGATTATGCTGATTGGGTAGGAGAAACTAGAAAACCTATTACTGATGAAAATTCGGTTGTAATTCAATATATTGATTCTCTAGATATTCATACGTCAGATATAAGAGAAAGGATAAATGCATGATCATAACGAAAACTCCTCTCAGATTGTCGCTTTTAGGTGGAAATACCGACTTCCCGGCGTATTTTAAAAAGTATGGAGGATCTGTCCTTACTACTACAATCGACAAATATATTTACTGTATCGTCAAAGAAAGATTTGATAAGGAAATACGAATTAATTATTCAGTCAAAGAGATTGTTACTGATATAAAAGATATCAAACATGATCTAGCAAGAGAAGCTTTGAATCTGATGGGGGTCACAGAGGGCATAGAAATAACTTTCCTCTCAGATATTCCAAGTGAAGGTAGTGGGCTTGGTTCATCATCTGCTGTTGTTGTAGGGCTTCTCAACGCCTTGCACGAATATAAGAATGAACCTGTCACACAACGTCAGTTAACAAATGAGGCCTGTCAAATAGAAATAGATAGGCTTAAAAAGCCAATTGGGGTGCAAGATCAATTGGCAGTAGCTTATGGAGGAAGTAAAAAGTTTAAATTCGGATTAGGTGAATTTCAATATGTTTGTTTGGATGATCATTTTCAATCCACTTTTAAAGATTCGTTAATGCTTTTCTATACAGGTAAAACTCGAAGTGCAGATAAAATCCTCTCAAAGATGAAGTTGAATAAAGAAATTCTTGATAAGAATAAAAGGTTAGTAAATAAAGGGATGGAGGCGTTGATAAACTATGATCTTTATCGTTTTGGAGATTTACTTAATGAATACTGGAATCTTAAAAAGAAATTAAACAATAAAGTGAGTGATGATTCAATCGATAAGATTTATCAAAGAGCTCTAGACCTTGGAGCATTAGGAGGAAAGATAGTCGGAGCAGGCGGAGGAGGATTTCTTTTATTAGTCGTACCGGAATACAGAAAGAGATTTTTGAGAAAGAGCTTAGGACTTAAAGAGTTACCATTTAAGTTTTCAAAATATGGCAGTCGAGTAGTATTTAACGATGAATAATTTAATAGAACAAATAAAGAAAGCGAGATTCATATGGATTTGTGGTAATGGAGGCAGTGCGAGTACTGCTGAGCATTTTACAGCAGATTTGGTTAAACGAGGCTATAAAGCTATTTGCTTGAGTAGTAATATGAGCGTAATTACAATGCTTGCAAATGATTATGGATATCCCTATGTTTTTAGGGAACAATTAGAAATCTTTGCAAATGAGAAAGATTTACTGATCACTTTTTCTTGTAGTGGAAAGTCAGAAAATATCTTAAACGCACAGAATGTTTTCATTAATAAAGGGTGGAGTGTATATGCTTTTCCAACCTTTGAAGAGGTGGAACACCAAGACTTTGGGATCTTAGAAAATGAACATTTAATAATGTGTCATCAGATAGTAAAGATACTATGAAATATTTAATAACGGGTTTCTCGGGATTTATTGGTTCTCACTTAACAGATAGACTTTTAAAACAAGGACATGAAGTTATTGGTGTAGATAGAAGTATTAAATGGGAAAACGTGACTGATCCTAAAAACCCTAAGCTCATAATTTATCATGAAAATATAGAAGGAAATATAAAAGATTTATTTAAGTCTGTTGATGTTGTTTTTCACTTAGCGGCACTTACACGCCCTCAATGGTCTATAAAACATCCTTTTGAGACAAATCAAGTAAATGTCGACGGCACGATACGTGTTCTAGAGCATTGTCGAGATAATAAGGTAAAAAGAGTAGTTTTTATGTCTAGTTCTAATTTATACGGTGAGGTAAGTAAATACCCTACCCCCGAAGATGTCCAACCCAACCCTATGAATCCTTATGCTTTACAAAAATCAATCGGGGAACAGTATTGTGAGCTTTTTTCTCTCTTGTACGGATTACAATATAATATTATTCGTCCTTTTAATGTCTATGGTGAAAGGATGCCTATCACAGGCCACTACACGTGCGCTGTAGCCACATTTATTAATGTTCTCAAGAATGATCTACCTTTGGAGATGTATGGCGATGGAGAGCAAAGAAGAGATTTTATCTACATCGATGATGTTATTGATCAAATGTTACTTATGGCTCACTCTGAGGGACACGGCGAGGCTTTTAATTGTGGCTCGGGTACTAATACGTCAATTAACGAATTGTACGATCTAATCGTACGTTTGATAGGTAAAAGAATTGAACCCAAACGTCTCCCGGATCAACTTGAGCCCAGCAATACCCTTGCTGATATAAGCAAAGCTAACGAGCTTCTGGAATGGAAACCAAAGGTGAGTCTTGAAGAAGGACTGAGGAGGACAATTTATGGCTAAAATAACAATTATAGGAGCAGGTTGGGTTGGAAAATCAATGTCTCAATTATTTCCCGATGCTTATGTCTATCATCCTAATCGTGATTTTGAGACTAAAGTAAAAGAAGATCGAATTGAAGCAAATCAAGCAGATATCGCTTTTGTCTGCGTTCCTACTCCGTTAGGGAAAGATGGAAGACTTGACACCTCAATCGTTGAAGAGTGTGTTGCCTGGCTAAAGGTAGACCTTATCGTCATCAGATCAACTGTTAATCCTGGTGATTGCCATAGATGGATACACCATTATAAGAAGAAAATACTTTTTCAACCGGAATATTTAGGGGAAACACCTAATCATCCACTTCTAGATGAAAAACAAACACCCTTTATCATTATTGGAGATTATGAAGAAGATAAAACAAATAGTACTAAGTTAATCCAACTATATCAAACTGTCTATAATGCAAATGTAAGAATACGTCAAGTAACTCATCTGGAGGCAGAAGTTATTAAATTAACTGAAAATAGGGCAATAGCTTTTAAAGTAATGCAATGTCAGGAATTATATGATGCTTGTAAAAGCACGGGGGTTGATTATTATACTATTCGTGATGCTGTTTACGGTGATGACCCAAGATTTAATCTTTGGTGGACTTTTGTTTATCCCGATAAAAGAGGTTTTAATTCTTCTAAATGTCTTTCGAAAGATGTTCCTGCTTGGTGTGCGTGGGCTAAATGCGTGGGGTGGGCTGATCCTAAAGGTATTGAGCCTAAATTAACAGAAGCTTTAATTGAAAAAAGCAACGAATATGCTCTTTTAGACTATTATGAAGGAAAATGACTTGTCAATATTAATCCCAGCTCGCAATGAAGAGTTCCTTAGTCGTACCATTCAAGATGTTCTAGAACACATTAAAGGTAATACGGAGATTATTGTCATATTAGATGGTTATCTTCCAGAAGTTCCTCTTAAATATGATCCAAGAATAACGATCATTTATAATCCCGTCGCTGTAGGTCAACGTGGTGCGGCCAAACAAGCTGCAAAACTCGCTAAAGGGAAATATGTGATGAAAATTGACGCTCATGTGGCTTTAGATGATGGGTTTGACGTTAAAATGCTTGAAGCATTTAAAAAACTTGATGATAATGTAACTATGATCCCTGCCATGCGAAATCTTCACGTATTTGACTGGGTTTGCCCAGAAGGTCATAGAAGGTATCAGGGATTAAGTGGCGCGTGTGAGACGTGCGGTAAGCCTACGACAAAAGATATTGTTTGGATACCTAAGAAAAGCCCTACTACTTTTACATTTAGATTTGATAAAACTATGCATTTTGTTTATTGGGGAGAACTTGCTAAAAGATCTGAAAATATTAAAGGCGCTTTATGTAATGACGGGACGTATGATACTAATCTTCGGGAAACAATGAGTATTCAAGGTTCTTGTTTTATGCTAACTAAAGAAAGGTATCTAGCTTTAGATATTGATAGCGATAGTTTTAATTCATGGGGACAGCAAGGAGTTGAGGTAGCTTGTAAAACATGGTTAGGACCTGGAGACGGAAGAGTTATTGCTAATCTGAATACTTGGTATGCGCATATGTTTAGAACTAAGGGTGGAGATTTTGGTTTTCCTTATCCTAATCCTCAAGCGAAAGTAAATGAAAATAGAGAGCTTTCACGAGAGTTATTCCAGAGAGATAAATGGCCGTTAGCGACCCGCAAGTTTCAATGGTTACTGGGTAAGTTCAATCCTCCAGACTGGACAACAGACGATAAGGGGATTATTTATTACACAACCAACGAGTTAATCGAATCTATCGCTAAACCCTGTCGTGAACAGATAATTAAAATCGGTAAAGAAAAGAACATTAAAATCGTCACAGCATCGTTACATAAAAAACTAGACTTTGGAGTTAAAAATATTGTTTTTCCTTCACTTAAAAAGAGTTATTACTCAATGTTTAAACAAATACTTGGAGCGTTGGAGAATAGTAGCGCGGATATAGTCTTTTTTACAGAAGCAGACGTACTCTATCATCCATCACATTTTGATTTCAAACCAGAGGATAAAAAGACCTTTTATTACAATCAAAACGTCTGGTATTTACGACAGGATGGACATGCTTTACATTATGATGTTAATCAACTCTCTGGGTTATGTGTTTATAGAGAAACTGCGCTGATTCACTTCAGGGAACGTCTTAAGAGATTAGAAACAGAGGAGTTTACCAGAAATATGGGTTTTGAACCTTTTACCCATAATAGGGTGCAGTGGAAGAATACTTTTAAACTTGGTACGTGGAAATCAGAATTTCCTAATGTAGATATAAGATTTGGGGTTAATTCTACGGGAATGAGATGGAAGAAAGATCAATATAGAAATCAACAATTACTTATAAATTGGACTGAAAGTGAAAACTTCCAAATCCCCGGATGGGACCCCTCTCTCGTTGCCTTCAAATAAAATCGTAACCTACCCTTGAGGCATGGCAAGCTTTACAATTAATTCAACAGCTGGAGGAGATGGGAATGTTTTCAACGATAACGCTGGAACATGGGCAACAGTTAAAGCTTTAACTTCAGGTACAGCACAACCAACCACTGATCCAGTTAACGTCTATGCTTCTCAATTGACTTCACGCTCAATTGGTCGTATTTTCATTCCTTTTGATACTTCGGGTCTTCCTGACGGTGCCATTATCTCTGATGTTACCGTTACTATTAATGTAACTAACGTAGCTGGTTCAGGAGTGTTTCATATTGTTGAATCAACCCAGACAGATCCGACAGCTTTGGCTGACGCAGATTTTGACAATATTCCTGGAGCTACGGGAACAATGACCTCTCTTGGATCTGTATCTATCAGTTCCACGGGAGCTAAAGTTTTTACATTAAATGCTGCGGGTATAGCTTTAATAAATAAAACAGGATACACAAAACTAGCTTTAGTAGAAGAAAACGATTTAAATAATACTGACCCTAATCCTTCAGATCATCGTATTTCTGTTAATATGACAGAAAATGCAACCTCAGGGAACAGACCGTTAATAACAGTTACTTATACTACAACCTCTCCTTCTGTATCTCCCTCATTATCCCCTTCAGGTAGTCAGAGCCCTTCTTCGTCTCAGTCTTCCTCAGTTTCTGCCAGTGCCAGTGCCTCGGCTTCAGAGTCCAAGAGCCTTTCACCATCTTCCTCAGCCTCAGCAAGTAGCTCGGCGTCTCTCTCATCTTCGGCTTCAGTTAGCGCTTCTTCAAGTAGCAGCTTATCTCCTAGTTTTTCGCTGTCGCCTTCAGGTTCAATGTCTCAAAGCTCTTCAGTTAGCGCTTCTCCTTCACCTGCTCACTATACAAATAAATATACGGTTTACGGGAGTAGAAATATTTAATTATGGCAGCATTTTCAACGCTCACAGACAACTTTAATGATAATTCCATAGATACAGGTAAATGGGTTACAACGGGTACAGTAAATGAAACAAGTCAGGAAATGGAGTTAACTAATCCTGCAAATGATACTACTTATCCAAGTAGTTTAACTAGTTTGGCTACAAATTATGATTTAACAGGAAGTTATGCTCTTTTTCAATTAGTTAGTCCTGGAAATCAATCATTAGCTTCTCTTGAAGTAGGGATGGAATTAGAAAATTCATCTGATAATACTGATGCGCTAGGGTTTCTCATTAATTCTACGCCTGTTATTCAGTGCTATTATAAAGTAAATGGTGCCCCAACCCAAGTTGCTACCCCTACATATGTTGCTGCTACACATAAGTGGCTGAAAATAAGAGAAGCTTCAGGGACGATATTTTGGGATTATTCCACAGATGGTTCAACTTGGATTAATCTTACCTCTGTTGCAAAACCTGCTGGAATTACGATTACATCAATGAAGGTAGTTTTCTTTATTGGAACGTATAATAATGAAGCTTCATCAACGATATTAAAAATTGACAATTTTAATCTCTCATTTGGGTCCGCATCTTTAAGCCCTAGCGCAAGTCAAAGTCCGAGTAGTAGTGGTTCTGCAAGTGCAAGTAAATCTCAAAGTCCTTCCGCAAGTCAGTCTCCATCAGGGTCTCTTAGTCCAAGTGCCTCAACAAGCCCCTCAGCCTCTGCTAGCGCGTCAGCTAGCGCAAGTGCAAGTAGAAGCGCGTCTGCCTCTTCCAGTGCGTCTCAATCGCCAAGCGCTAGTCTTTCGCCTTCAGGGTCGCAATCACCTTCGGGATCTTTAAGTCCGTCTGCTTCCTTAAGTGCATCAGAGAGTCCAAGCGCCTCAAGAAGTGCCAGTCCTTCCGCCAGTGCGAGTGTCTCACCATCTGCGTCACTGAGTCCAAGTGGCTCCCAAAGTCCCAGCGGTAGTCAATCGCCGAGTGGCTCAACATCTTCATCAGCATCCGCCAGTGCTTCTCGAAGTTCCTCAGCAAGTGTGAGCGCTTCACAGTCTCCATCAGCCAGTACCAGTCCCTCGGCATCTCAAAGCCCATCGGGAAGTCAGAGCCCTTCCGGTTCTACTTCCGCGTCCTCAAGTGCCAGTGGGAGTCGTAGTGCTTCTGCGTCTTCTTCTGCCTCACAAAGTCCGAGTGGAAGCCAGTCACCATCCGCTTCACAGAGTCCGTCTGCATCATTGAGTCCCTCTGCGAGTGTTTCTGCGGGGTCATCTTCAGTGAGTGCTTCGCAATCTGCGTCACTGAGTCCAAGCGCTTCAACAAGTGCCTCTGCTTCTCGATCTGCTTCGGCCAGTAGTAGTTCCAGCGGTAGTGCGTCAGGGTCGCAATCAGAATCATCTTCTGTAAGCGCTTCTCAAAGCGCAAGTGAGTCTTCTTCTATTTCTTCTTCCCTCAGCCCTTCAGCTTCGGCATCAGCAATTAGCGGGAGTGCTTCTACGTCTCTATCTAATAGTTCGAGTGGGTCCAGATCGGCCTCACTTTCTGCAAGTCCAAGTCAAAGTGCCAGTCCTTCGGCTTCAGTTATTGAATACCATGATAAATACTCAGCGTTAGGGAATACGTTTACTGATAAGTATTCGACTCAAGATGATATCTATAACCCAAAATACAGAGAATGGGAAGAACTTCCAGAGTCAGATTAATTGCGTTCAAATAAATTCATCACCTATGGTTAGGGTATGGTGTTAGAAGATAAATATTTTGCAGGAGGAATAAGTAGTTTTGCAGATCGTGGAGAACGCGGTGCAGCAAAATTTACGAGTGGTGTTGATATCCGTAAGCCTGTAGATACTCTTTCTTGTGGGCAGGCATTAAAAGAAGAAGGTTTATTTGATACCAGTCATTCTCAATCACCCTCAGTGTCTCAATCTAGGTCATTATCTCCAAGCTCAAGTAGTAGTGCGTCGTTAAGCCCCAGTGGTTCTCCTTCAAAATCCGCATCACCGTCCTCCTCAGCTTCTCCAAGTGTATCAAAATCTCTCAGTCCCTCAGCTTCTTCATCACCGTCGTCGTCTATAAGTGCTTCTCTGTCCCCTTCAGCAGGACTTAATAATGTTTATGTAGATCTTGTTATAGCGTGGGTAAAAGCAACTGATGGAAATACTTATGGATTTGGGAATGCGGGGAATATTTACCGCAGATATCCCGACGGGTTTACCAGAAATGTCTATAAAGACCCGGATGGAGCTATAAAGGGCGCTATAGAAAAACCATCACCTACAGCAACATATTTACAGTGGGCAACAGATACTAAGGTCATGCGCAAGCCTTTACCCGGTTCGGGGACATGGAGTGATGTAGAAGTAATCGCTCAAAATCTTACAGGCGCTAATTGGCATACCATGAAACAAATAGGGGGAGCAAATTATATTGCTAATGGCTCGAAGCTTGCTTTAGTTGGTTATGATGACTCCTTTACTAATGAAGCTTTAGACATAATTCCCGGGAATATCGCTAAAACGTTAATTGAAAGAAATGGACGAGCTGTAATTGGAAGTTATAAAGCAGGCTATCCAAATAAAGGCGTAAACGGAATGATTGACTGCGAAGTACCTCTTTCTCAAATAGGTGATGATGGGGAACTCTTTTTTACTAACTTTACCGATTCTATGCCTGTTAAACGATTCCCCGGGGGAGGAAGGGTAAATCCTTACGGGGTGACAAACGAAGTAGATCAAATTGAGATATTTGATTGGGTATTTGGTGCGGACTCTTGGGTAGACAAACAATCTATGGGAAATATGTCTATCTGGGGAGTATTTGATGCTGATAGCGGAAAGAATGGTCTTTATTACTACGGTAGAAAGAATAAAGAACAACTTTTTACTATGAATCTTGAATATGCTATGGATGTAGACGAAATAGGCGCTGTAGCTAACGTAGACGGGGTAACAATAGCAAGCTATAGAGATGGTACTGATTTTGGAGTACGGGCCGTAGATTCGACTACAAAGGCTCAAGGAATATGGGAGAGCTTAGAATTTAGAATGCCAGTTAAACAAGCTGAAAAGCCTACCAAGGTTAATTTAGTTGAAGTTTTCTTTGATGCCTTACCTGTTGGATGTAGTATTTATTTCTATTATCAAAAGAATAAATCCGGCACATGGGTACAAGCTAAAACAGCAGATGGAAACGACTCACACGCCACTACGGGGAGTAAAAAGGCAGTCTTCAGAATTGGTGAAGAGATGGATATTTACGAAAGACGAATTCTACTTCAACCCTCTGGAAATACTACACCCGAGATTTTTAGAGTAAGAAGTTATTTTGAATGATGGAGGAAAAAGTTTACAGTCAAGAAGTAGTTCCACAGAATCCTTTCCCCGGAGAATCCCAGTTAGTGTCTTCATCATCACCTGCAAATCCAGCGGGTACGTATACCCCTACAACTGAGAAAACTAAATCATTTCCTGTTAAAAGAACAGCAGTAGAGCTTTTGAGTACAGCTTTAAATACCAGATCAAGAAAAATTCTTCAGGAGTTTAAATTAGAGCAATCTGGAGGTATACAGGTAGGTAATTTTGAAGAAGGCTTGTCTGGCGATCTAAGAATTACCCCTAATGGTATAACTGCAAGAGACTTATCCGGAATAACTACCTTTTCAATAGATGGAACTTCAGGAGACGCAATATTTAAGGGTGAGGTTCAAGCAGGCTCTTTTGTTTCTGGCCAAGTAATTGTGGGCAATGGAAATGTTCTTATTGATGGAGAAAATAGTAGAATAGATATTTTTAGCGGTGAGACTGAAGTAGTAAGACTCGATACCACAGGATTAAATGTTTATGGAGATAATGGTGATGTTTTTAAAATCTTTGATCAAGTAGGAGGAATTAAATGGGGACAACTTGGTTATAGTGTCTCTGCCGGATTTCAACATAATATAGCGTTGTCCGGACGAGGAGGAGTTGGGATTTATTCATATGATGGGACAGGATTTTCTACCGAAGAAGCTCGATTATTATTAGGCTATAATGGTCCTCTCTATCAAGATGTCTCGCTTCGATCATCAAATGGTGATGTAAATATTAGTGCCGGAGGAGACGTAAATGTAACTTCTCCATTTAGGATTAATGGATCATTAAAAACAGCAGTCGTACCGACAACTAAGGGTTATAAAGCTCTTTATACTGCTGAATCTCCCGATGTATGGTTTTTTGATTTCTGTTATGCAAAAAAGAAAAGGAAGTGGCCTTTCTTCTGGAAATATGAGTGGGAAATAAAAGCAGACTCTCTTTTTTTAGAAACTGTAGAACCTCCTTTTAATATTATACCCACAGGAACTAAAAACCTTGTTCAATTATGGGGGAAGCGTAAAGGATTTTCCAAAAATCGTTTTGAAGATAAAACGAAGAAAGAGTTTGAGAAGAATAATGAGTTCTGGAACCATTAGTTGCGTTCAAATAAATTCATACACTAACCTCTAGGTATGGATACACTCGCACAAATTAGGCAAGCAATTCAAGATGACCTTACCGTTGGTGATGAATCTACCTTGTACTCTCCGACGCTTATCGATAGAGCTATCAATCGTGCCTATCGGAAGGTAGGGGGGTTATTTCCATGGCCCGAACTGCAAGACGCAAAAGTTACTACAACTCAAGTTAATCAAAATTACTATGATTACCCAGTTAACTGGAGATCAAATTCTATTTGGAAATTAAGAATTAATCTAGAACGATATGGGGAAGATCCCGATGGGAGTCCTCTCTCTTTTGATGACTTTCTTAATTGGAAAGAAGATTATCCGGACTCGACTGATAAAAAGTGGGCGAATCAATGGAGAAGATATTTCGTCTCCCCAACTCCTACAGTGGCAGGTCTTTCAATCTGCATTTGGGGATTTAAAGTTATTACTTCTATGAGTGCTGACGCAGATACGACAATCTTTTCTTACTCTACTCCGGAAGCAAACGAAGCTATAGAACTAGAAGCTCTCGCAATTCTTAAATCTAAAGGTGATGACGAAAAGACAGGACAATTTAAAAGCTTGGAAGCAAAACAGATCTTGGTAGGTACTTGGGACAAGATTAAAAAAGAAATGGCTAAATATGAAAAGATTCAACCATTCTTTGATGTTCCAAATTTCTTTGGACCAACTAAAGGTACAGATATGAGGGGGAGATTTTAATGGCCACAATTGTAGGAAACAATCAAGTTAAATTAAATGATGGTAAGGTTATTCAAGCTCAAGAAGGTGGCTGGTATGATGGACAACAGCTTTTTGGAGGAACTTTATCAGCGCCAGGAGTAATTAATGCAAAATCAAATCAACCAGGGGCAGGACAAGCTGTCTCTAAAGAAGTCGTCCAACAAACTAATCCTGCTAATTGGGATTATATTCAAAAACAACAAGCAATACCCACTCCTATGCCTACTTCAACCGCAATTACTAAACCAAGTGCTAGTAGTTCATCTGGGGATACAGGAGGAGGTCTTGGGATTACAGCTCCAGAAACAATCAACCTACCACAATTATATGAAGGTTTGTATTCTAAGTCTGGTATAAGAGAAACTGAAGCTGATTTAACAGCTAAGACAAATGCTTTCAATGAACAAGTTGCTAAGATAAAAGACAATCCTTATCTCTCGGAAGCTACTATGACTGGGAGGATTAAAAAATTAGAAGATAAATTTAGAGCTGATACCGCTCTTACTCAAAATGATATTGCTATGAAAAAAGCAGATATAGAAACAAAATTAAATCTCGAAACAAAACAATTTGACATAAATTCTCAAGTAGCAAGAGACGCTTTAGAAAAGTTTCAAACACTACTTTCTTCCGGCTCATTAGATGGGGCAAGTGGGGAAGATATTGCCAGTCTTACCCGTAGTACAGGTTTATCAAGTTCAATGATTCAAAGTGCAATTAATGCCAATAAAGCCAAGAATGTTCAAACTTCGGTTATTCAATTTGATGATGGGACTAATCAAGGCTTTGCAGTAATAAACCAACAAACAGGTGAGATTATTAACACTCAAACAGTTGCAACAAGTAAACCAAAAAACAATAAGGCAACACAAGCAGAAGAAAAGACTGCCAATTTAGCAAGTTTGAAAACAAGTATTAAAAATGGAATCACCTTAAAATCCTTAGTTAATTATTATGGTGACGTATTGGGGGTTGAAGATATTTATCGACTCTATAACAGTGGCTCTCCAAATGGCGCAGCAAATGAAGATATTGAAGATGTCAAAGCAGGTAAATTCAACTATTAATATGTATGATATTACAACCCTTAACAAAAAACGGAAATAATGCAGTATCCTTACCTCCAATTTCTGGAGGGAATGTACTACCTCCATTAACCAGATCTACGCCAATAAAACCTGCCGTTAAGTCAGCGACCACAAAACAAACGCCCTATCAACAAGCAAGTCCTGCAAGAAAATTAGTTAGTGACACTGCCACCACACTCATAAAAGGTATTAAAAGCATTCCAAAAGCTACGTTTGCAGATGATGAAAACTTCTTTACTCCTATTGGGTTTGTAAAGACAATTGTCCAAGGAATCGTAAACACTCCAGGTGAGGCCTTAAAAGGAGCTTTAAGCATAGGAGAACACCAAAAAGCTGGCACTTCTACTGCTAAACAGGTAGCAGGAGACGTTGCAGCAGCGGTCCAATTACCTCTTTTATTTTTAACAGGTGGGACAAGTTCTATTGCAAAACAAGGAATCAAAGAAACGGTTAAGCAAACACTAAAACAAGGAGTGAAAGAAACCGCCATATCTATTGGTAAAAATATTGGTATTGGTGCAGGGTTTGGAGCATTAGGGGGCCTACAAAGTGGAAAAGAAATTAAAGACACAAAAGAATATATTAAAAATCTACTTTTAAACATTTCTGCTGGTGGAACTGCCGGAGGATTGATATCAAGCGCAACCCATGCGGTTTTACCTTTAGCTGAAGGACTTTCTAGCAAAGCCGGTGCTGTATTTATCAAAAACATCAAAAAAAATCCTACTATTGAACGCATCCAATTGGATCCCGCAGCAGCACGAAGTATGGTTATAGCTAATGAAAAACTAGCTAAATCTCCCGTAGGGAAAGCTATTGTTAAAGAGTCGTTTCAAGCAGAACAAACAGGAGATCAGATCTCTATAGCAAAATCCGATGCAGGGCTTAAACTTCCAGATGGGCAAACAGTTGAAATTAGTACTCGTCCTATCTATGATCCAAAACAAGCCACAAGGCCCGTACAAGCCCCTGTAAAAGGTGTTCCAGAAGTAAAGTCTCAAGAAGTGGCTGTGCCAAGAGAACAATTACCAGTGGGGCAGGGAAAAGAAAAAGCCTCACGGCTTGAAGCTAGGATTACAAAATCCCTCGATAAAACCCCTCAAGAGATAAAAGATCAACTCGGTTCAACATATACTCAAATGAGTAAGCCTGAACAAATTAAAAAAGCTACTGATTATATTACTAAAAAACCATCTGAAGCTATGGCAGTTCTTAGAGGAGAAAAAGAAGCTCCACAAGGACTTCTTAAAAATTCTATCTATGTTGCTATGGAAAACTCAGCACATGGAGATGCTGGTCTTGCCAGAAAACTCGCCTCTTTGGAATCAACCAGAGCCGGTCAAGAACTTTCTATATTAACTGAAATAGATCCGAATTCACCTGTTAAACTGATGAGTGATTTGGTGAAAGTAAGAGAGGAAGCATTTAAAAAACGATATCGTGGTAAGAAGGTTTCTGAAATTAGTGAAAAAGTTGTTAAAGATATTAAATCTAAAGTAAAAGTAGATAAATACGATTGGAATAACTTTATTAAAGCATTACCAACCTGTTAGTATGGCGCAATTTTGTCTAACCAAACAAGCTAAAGAACAATTTTCCAAAGCTCTCAGAGATAGAGAGATTGATCCTGCAAAGCTTTCTTCTATGACGAGTGAAGCAAGGAGAACTTTTCTTGAAAAATATGTAGGTAAAGAAAACGCAGTCCAAACCAATGCATTATTTGAGAGTAAACTTTTATTAAAGAATCAAAAGGCAGGTTATATTAATTGGGCTAAAAAGGTTTCTGGTATTTCAAAAGAAGCAAAGCGGGATTTAATTTCACGTATTGAAAGACTTGATAAAGTTTTGAGTCCTTCAGAAGAACAAGCATTTTTAAAGGATTTAGCGGAAACACGATTAGGTTTTGGAGTATCGGAAGTTGAAGCAAAAACGATCTCTGATTTATCAATAAAGATGCGCGAATTGAAGGCTAAAGTTAATCCAGACGGTGAATTTCCTTCAAAAACAGATAGATTAAATTATGGGTGGGCAAACGTACAGCTTGAGAAATACGTTAATGATCTCAAATTACAAACTAACAAAGTTTCTTTTAAAGATCAACCTTTACAAGCAGGCCTTAATTTAATAAAAGAAACACCAGGAGCGTTAAAATCAATTGTGGCTTCACTTGATAACAGTTTTTTTGGCCGACAGGGAATTAAGACTCTTTTAGATATTCGCACTTCACATATTTGGGCTAAGAATTTCTTAAAATCGTGGGGAGATATAGGGAAAGAACTTGCAGGAAAAGATGCCATGGATGCAATCAAAGCAGATATTTATTCAAGACCAAATGCTTTAAATGGAAAATATAAAGCTGGGAAATATGGACTTGATGTATTAACAGAAGAAGCCTATCCCTCTTCTTTACCTGAGAAAATCCCCTTACTCAGAAGATTATTTAAAGCCTCCGAGTCTGCATACAATGGTGGGGCATTACGAATGAGAGCTGATCTTGCAGATCGACTTATTAAATTAGCTGAAAAACAAGGAGTTAATACACTTGATCCTCGGGAGGCGGAAGGGTTAGGAAGTTTGATAAGCTCTCTTACCGGCAGAGGAAGTCTCGGAAAGGGAGAAGTGTTAGCAAAAGATATAAATACAGTTTTATTCTCAGTTAAATTTATGAAATCAAATTTTGATACCTTAACTGCTCATTTATTTGATTCAAAAGTAAGAAAGAATAAATTTGCACGCGAAGAAGCTGCTAAGAATTTATTAAGTATTACAGCTTCAATAGGAACTGTCTTAATGGCTGCAAAAATACTTGACCCAACTAGCGTAGATGAAGATCCAAGAAGTTCAAATTTTGGTAAAGTAAAACTATTTGGTCAATGGACTGACATAACAGGAGGTCTGGCTGGACTTGTTACCCTTGCTTCAAGAACACTCGTACCAACAGAACATAATGGAAAGATTTCATTATGGAAAAAGACAGGAACAGGAACATATATTGATCTCTTAGAAGGTGGATATGGTCAACAAAATGCATGGGACCTTTTATTTGAGGGGCTTGTATCTAATAAACTTTCACCAATTGCAGGAATATTCAGAGATCGGTTAAAAGGTGAAACATTTCAAGGAGAAAAACCAACTTTAGAAAATCAATTTGGTACTGCAACAACACCTCTTATTAAACAAAGTTTTGATAAGTTAATGAAAGACCCAAATGCTTCTTCTGTTCTTGGCTCTATGATATTGGAAGGCCTAGGCTTTTCAATTAGTTCAAGCTCCCCTAAGGAGAAAAGTTGGTCAACTCAACCAACAAAAGCCCAACAAGGATTTCTAGATAAAGTCGGAAAGGATAAATTCACTAAAGCAAATGATGAATATAATACTCAATACGGTGATTGGTTTACTAAAACAAGCCAAAGTGAACAATATAAAAATCTATCAGACGAGGCTAAGCAATCTTTGATAACAAAATCAAAAGATGAAATTCAAACAAAAATATTTAAAAAATACGGATTCAAATACAAACAATCAAAAAAGGATAAACAGCAAAGAGAAGAGTCTAAATCTATTAAAAAATTGCTTCCTAAGTAAAAGGAGTTTTCCGTGGGTCTTTATCTCTGTTTGTCAATATAATTAAAACTAAAGAAAGTATTATTGATAAGGTAATACTTTTCTCATTTAATCCTACAAAAAGTACTATTGTAGCTGATAAAACATACCAGGTAAGAATCCATTTAATTATTTCCATTCTTATAAAACCTTCTCCAAGTATTAACTATAACTTGATAGATAAAAGCACACCATGGAAAAATTGCTAAAACTCCTCCTAAATCTCCAAACAATTTTAAAACAAAAATAAGTATAAGATAAATAAGCCAAGCAAATGGTTTTGTGTTTCCCGGTACTAAGTAAGAGTTATTCATACGTATTCTGTACTCAAATTATATCATATTTTTCTTTTTCCACTCTTTAATAGCTCTATGAATTAAGAAATAACCAATACAAATACAGACACTTTCCATAGTTTTATTGTATCAAATTTGCCTAAAAGGAAAATCAGAGTCTACTATCTGCATAGGTAAGGGAAAACGCCCGCCTATCACAATCGCTAGAAAATAATAGACGGGCATTGAACCTAGCGATTAGACGGGGAGTATACCATAATCCTATAATAATTACAAGTAGGTTCAATCTATGAATACATTTATGCCAAGTTCAACAAACAATAATGGAGGACAACCATTAACGCAAGTATCCAGAGATACCATGGCGCAGAACGATCATGACAAATTAGTTGAATATGGTGTATTGCTTCAAAATATCATGGCAGGACAAATAAGACTCGAGACACAGATAAAGGATCTTATTCAGGGTCAAGCAACAGCACTTGCTGCTTGGGAGGCATCTTCAAAGGCAGTACATGACGCACAAGACTCACGTCTTAGAAAATTAGAAGATTTAGCTACGCAATATGTCCCTATGGTTAATGAACTTACTGCGAGGACTAAAAATCTAGAAGATGCCGCAGAAGGATTAAAGAATACAAGATCAGCCTTTGTAGGGGGATGGCGAACAGCTTTATTTATTGGAGCAATAATTTCAGGCATAGCAGGATTAATTATTTCGATTATCAATATTTTTAAATAGGAGGTGAGATTATGCAAGATAAGTTTCAACAGTTTTATAACTCAGTCATAGGTAAATTCGTAGAAGCAGAAGACCCTACAAATCAAAACCAGTGTATGGATCTTGCTTTTAAATGGTGTGACACACTTGGAATCCCACGAGAAACAATACGGCATTTGTATGCCTATGAGGTCTTTACAAAGCCCACAGACACTACAAAGAAGTATTTCGATCTTATTCCCAATGGTCCAACAAATAAACCTAATGTAGGAGATTTGGTGGTCTTTGGAACCAAGGTAGGAATAGCCGGACATATTTCCATTGAGACAGGGAAATCTAATGCACAGAACTTACAGACATTGGATCAAAACTGGGGAACTCCTAAATCAGTCAGGGAAGTGTTGCATACGAACTATAACGGTTGTTTGGGCTGGCTACATCCAAAAACACAGTTTTCCCCAGATACTATTTTTGTTCAAAAAGCTAAAGAAATTCTTAACAGCAATACAACTGATATCGATAAGAGAGCACAGATTAAACAGATTGTTTAGGAGGTGGTTCTATGGTTAAGGTAAGCGAAAAAGAAATACGTGCTTATGAAAAAGCGTTGCGTATCTTGAAAAGAATTGACGAGCTTATTCCGAAAATCGGATTAAAAGGGGCTACGGTTCTTTTTGTTTGGGGAATAATTGTTAGATTATTTTTTATGAAGTAGGTGATTTATATGGAAAAAATTAAGAAATTATTAACTTGGTTATCTAAGTATAACAAAGCATTTGTGCCTATTGAATTAGGAGTGATCTGGGTAGTTTTAAATCAGTTTGGTATTACAAAAGAAATGAGTGCTGAACAAATTATTACCATTTTACTTACTTCAGCTGGAGTGTATTTCGTTCCTAATAAGAAATAGAAGGAAGTGATATAATTTATTTGTCCGATACGTGTGAAGTTCACACTTCCGGAAGGATAGGGCCAGCCAACTTTAAATGTTGGGTTGCTACGACTAGACATCGTAGCTTTTTTTAAAAAGTAATTAAATCCTTCACTCGTACACCAAGAGCATCTGCTATCTTTATGAGGGTTTTAAATTTGGGTTCTCTTCGTCCTTGCTCGATGTGTCCTAAGTGGGTTGCATTCATGTCAGCTATTTCTGCGAGCTTTTCTTGTGTTAAATATTTCTTCGTACGTCTGCGTTTTATCTCATCACCCAACTTTTTTAAATAACCCATTAATTATTATTTAATGTTTTAATAAATAATTGCCACTATTGGAGCAATAGGGTTAGGAGTAAATTTTTAAACTCTCTATCAACTCCCTCTCCTCGTCTGGGTTATTGGCGAAATCTTCCAATAGCTTAAAGGCAAGCTCCCGAAACATTTTCACTCTTTCATAAAGAGGGAGATTAGTTCGAGAGAGAGGGTCTTTTCTAATCGCTGTGGTCATATCTTTGGTTGTAAGGTGTGTGTAATTTGCTGTTGTTTCTATTTTCTTATGTCCAACAATCTTTTGTACTTTCATTAAATTAACATCTTCACCAAGCATTCTTGTAATAAAAGAGTGACGGAGAGAGTAGGTAGTTAGTTTATTTCTTTTTATTCCAAGCCTTGTAATTCTTTCTTTAAAATGGTCTTGCCAAGCATGTCTTTGTACTGGTTCCCCAAACCTCCCATAAAAGAGATATTTTCCTTTTAATTCTTTAATATGTGCTGTAAGGTCATCAAGTAAGCCTGGAGCTATAGGAACATGACGAGGAGTAGTCTTGGTGCGTTCAAGAATGAAGAAGCCTCTACCAAAATCTATACTGTCTATTGTTAATTGTGCAACTTCATTGGGTCGCATCCCTGAATATGCAAGAATTGAAAAAAACAGAGTCATTAACTTATATCTTTCCTTTAAATATCCTTTATCTTTGTTTTTTTGATACCATTTGGAAATTTTCTTCGTAGGTAGGGGAAGAGCTAAAAACGCTTCAATCTCTTGATCTGAGAGAGTACTCTTATACGTCTCTTTAACTGTAAAGTACTTGATATCACGATAATTGATTCCGATATAATCTCCATAATGTCTCAGCGCCATAACAAGATTGTTTAACTGAGAGGGGGATTTCCCACCTTCTAGTTGTGAGGTAAGATACTCCTCTAGATCAACTTTTATGAGTTCAGGGGACGTTTTAAGTAGAAGACGTATGCTTGATAAATAGTTCTCGATTGTAGCACGAGCTTTCCCTTGTCGGAGCAGATATGATTTGAAACCCTGTGTATTCATAGCAGGTCAAATCAGCGAGCCTCATCATACTCTCCAATTATTAAATAGTCATTAAGTTGTCACACGACAATACTGACCCCTTGACAAGAGGTCAAAAGTATGCTATAGTGGATTAAGATTAAAACCTCAAAGTTTTAAATCGAACCACCAAATAAGGTATTGGTTGGAGGTTCGAATCCTCTCGGGCTCACCGAGTTGACATAAAAAAAGACTTTGAGGAGTTTAATCCCCAAAGTCTATGAATAGTAAAAGTATATCACAATCTAGAGCAGAAGTCTACAACGCTCTGGTAAAACAATGGAACGATTTCTATAAAGAAGAACCCACTAAGCTCGTTCTCTATCTCCACAAGGAGAAACACATGACAGCCGAAGACATAGGGAAAATCCTTGGTGTAACAGGACAGGTTATCCGAGATAAATACATTAATAAGGAGGTATCTAAATGAATAACCTTCTTCTTCCTCAAAAAGAAAAGAAACTTGCTACAGCGTTAGGATTACTTCCTGCCCTGGTAATCTTGATTATCTTTTACATCTTAAAGCTTATTGCTAAGGTTTTGAATAAATGGAAGAAACAAGTATACAAAGCTTCCTTAGCTATCTTTGTTATCTATGGATTAGTCTCCTTTTTTGTTCAGGTAGTAGATGCACCTAAAGCAGATGCCTCTCAACCGTACGTTTCTATCGTACAGTCCCCTAAAACTGAAAAAGAAGAGATAGCAGCTTATATCCAAGAGGTGTTTGGTAAAGAAGCTCCTAAAGCTTTCCGATTACTCATTGAATGTGGAAAGAATGCTTCACTCAATCCTGATGCAGTTAACACTGCTGGAAACTTCCCTGTAGGATCAAGGGACATAGGAGTCTTTCAGATAAATGAACATTGGCAGAAAGTACAAGGTAAGTTTCTCTTTAATTGGAAGATTAACGTCGAGATTGCTCACCAGCTTTATGTAGAGAATGGTAACTCATTTAAGCTCTGGACGGGCGGAAGGAAGTGTGGAATATGAAACTCTTTATCTTTTCATTAGCAATAGGATTTATGTTCTTAATGGGGTATCTATTCTTCTATTACCCTCCTATTTTCAATGTTATCTATTTTTTTGTCCTATTTTCGTTATTAATAGGAATTATTTATTTACATAAAAAAGGACTATGAAAACAGAAGCACAACTATTAATCGACTTATCAGTACTCCAAGGTAAAAGACTTGGTAGAGAGATTCAGGTTCGTAAGGAATATATAGATTATCCAGACCATGAGTTGGTAAAAATAGTAAAAGAAAACTGGGATGACGATGAGGAAGCAAATAATAGGTACTTTAATCAAATGACAGAGAAGGAGAAAGCAGTATTCATCTAGGAGATGATTGAGAGGTTTAAATAATATGAAAAAACAAATTATATTTGTAGCAATAATCCTATTACTTCCAAGTATTATTATAAATTTACTTTCCAATTTGGTGCCACTTCATGTCCCTATTAACGCAATGTTAGTTATTTGGTTAATGGCTATTTTATTAACAATTCAAACTTTTTTAGGAGCATATCTTATTTTATTTGTTATTGCTATGGGGATAATTGAACAATCAGAAAAAGATAAAAAGGAGGCTTCAAAGTGAATCAACAGGAGATAGTAAATTTCTTATCAACACAATCAAATATCTTTGAAATTCTGAGAGAGAACGATTTTAAATACGCAAAGATGTTTTTTAGCGAGTTAGAAATTAGAAATGAATATAAAGGCGATAGGGGAATTGATGTTATCGAAAGAAGACCTGCTTGGCAATATTACTTAAGAGAAATGATCATCTCAGAAGACCCATTAGCTTATATGAAGAACTTTATAAAGGAGAACAATGAATAACGATCAAAAAACAGTAGAGATATTAGCAGAGAAAGTTTTATCAAAGGTAAGAGACGGTATCAAAGAACAAATTGGAGATGCTTTATATAAAGAACTTTCTAATTATTTAGATGAGCATTTTCAAAACGCAAGAGCTAGGGATGAAGAAAAGTTAATAGCAGAAATAGCAGAAAAGTATATCAAAGATCCTAAGTCATATAAATTTGCTGAACTTAGAAAGAAAATTTTTCAAGAAAATAAAGATGTAATTGTAAAAACGTTAACAGATGAGGCAATTAAAGATTCTGTTGAGAATGTAATTATGGAATATACACATAGAGACTATCACTTTAATTGGCAATGGAAGGACGGAATTGTCAAGGTAATTCTTAAAAATTGGAATCAATTTAAAGATGACGAAAGGATTAAGGAAGCATTTGGTCGTGAACTAGATAATCGTCAATCTTATATTGAAAATCTTGAAAAGAGACTTGAAGAAATAAAGGAAATTTAACTATGACAGAAATAGAAAAAAGAAATCAAGATGCATATAAATTCATGGAGAGTCAAGGGAAAGTAATCTGTCCTGAATGTAAAGACTATTACATCGATCCTAAGAAGTATTCAGTTTGTTGGAGATGTGCAATGGGAGTATCAGAAAGGTAAATTATGGAAAACACAATACATACAAAATTAGTAAAAATACAACAAGAGTTAAAAGCACCAAAGAGTCAACGCAATGAATTTGGAGGATTCAACTATCGTTCTTGTGAAGATATCTTAAACGCAGTCAAACCTCTTCTAGGAGATTTATCACTCACCCTAAGCGATGATGTCATAAACGTAGGGGATAGGAACTACATCCAAGCTAGTGCCATTCTATCAGATGGTAAAGATAGCATAGTAGTCACAGGACTCGCTAGAGAAGCAGTAAGTAAGACGAAGATGGATGATGCTCAGATAACAGGTGCAGCGTCATCATATGCCCGTAAATACGCTCTTAATGGTTTATTTGCCATAGATGATACCAAAGATGCAGATACTCAAGATAATACTAAGGTTAAGCCTGAACCAAAGGTATCACCAGCCCCTACAGATACAGATTTAGAAAGAAGAATTTGCAACCAGCACGACGAGGAGATGGTTAAGAAATACTCTGAATCTAAAAAGAAAGATTATTGGTGTCATAGAAATGAAGCGGGGAAAGTGTGTTTTGGATCAGGATATTTAGATTGATGATTGATTAGGGAGAGAGGCGAAGGCGTCTCTTCTTAATGAGTCAGTAATAAGTTGATGATTGTTGGGTTTGGTATGGGGAACGAACGGAATGCGTTGAGGTAAGGGTTGATCACTGGAAGTAAAACAAAGCCTAGTGTAGCTCCCGAACGTACCAAGCCAAGAGTCAGTAATCTAAAAATTAAGACTCTACTAAATGGGCGATATAAGTAACAGGCAGTTACTTGAAAAAGCTAGGTGGATAAAGCGTAAGTCTTGGTAAGTTGTGGATGAGATTTAGTTACCGTCTACTAGACATAGACAGCAACGCATCCTGAACCGGAGCCTAGCAAATAAATAGAACTTTAATAACTGAATGAGGGAATAAAGGAGCTTAGCTGGTATAAGGGCATATTCCTTAACTGTGCAGCGGTGTGAAGTTTGCTAAGAGTCCCAAGGGGTATGAAGGGCAAACACCTTTATAAGCAATAAAACGAGGCGTCACTACACGCCTACCTTTACTCTCTCATTGAGTTATTGAAAATAGTGTTTTGGGAACTATGAAAAAACAAATATACAAAATAGGACAGGAAGTAAAAATAATCAAGAATGATTGCGCACATCAGTTCAAGGTTGGTGAGAATGTAATAATTACTAAAATTAGATATGGTGGGGCTTATCTTAGAGCAAAAAACAATAAAACCTGGTGGGCTTTATGCCCTAATGATATAGCCCCTATCTCCCCCAAGAAAGTCACTAAACCCTCTACAAAGAAAGTAAAGCCACAGAAAGAGGTATATGACCATTTTGCTCTTAATTATGCAAGTAACGGATATACGATCGTAGCTTGGAATGGTCCCAAAAGCACGCAACTTGTCTTTAATACAAAACATAGGCTCTTGAAATGGATAGAAAACAATATATGAAAAAACTTAAAGTACAAATATTAAAATGCTCTACAGGTCATCACAATGGCCTCAGAGGAACTATTGAATCCCAAAGACTTGATGGTAACTATAACGTCCGTCTTCAAAGTAAACAAATGTGTGTGGCTATTCATACAAGAAACCTTGAGCATAAAGTAGGAGAGACCCCGGTACCTAGTTGGAATATCTTTCATTTAGCGCATCAGAATTGGTTGAGATTAATGTTTCAGTTTTAAGTATGAATAAATATCAAAAACAATTATTTGACATGATAAGCGAGAAACCTATCGCATATAATCCTAAACTTGCTAAGTTATTAAAATCTCTGACTGCTGGTGTTCTTCTTTCCCAACTTCTCTATTGGTGGGGTAAAACAAAAGACCAGGAATGGTTCTATAAAACAGTCTTAGAATTAGAAGAAGAGACAGCGCTTTCTAAAGAAG